CTTTTGTTTTCTCTCTCTCCGGGGGCTCCGGGGCAGCAGATACTTGTCGCATGTAAACTCGAGGAGGTCAAGATGCGATACTCGATTCCGACCAGGGTCGAACTCCCGCCATCTCCGGCGGTGTGGTACAACGCAAACGGCTACGAGTGGGGGCGAATCGGCCCCAACAGAGAGCAGCTCGACCAGAGCGGCAACCCGATCCCGCCCCGCAAACCAACCGGACACCTGCGGATGTTCCTTGCCGCATTGCTCTTCGCCGCGCTGGCGGTCGGGTGCGCGTTCCTGTTGCTAGCACCGGCCGACCCGCCGACCGCCCCCGTTCCATTCCATACCCCTACGGTGTACGGCCCTCCGCCGACGTGGTAGTCTCCGGGTATGCGCAGCGAACTCGGAGAGTCTGGACAGGCGATTTGGGACGCGTACGATGCGGGGAAGCTCGACGCGGGCCAGCGTTCGCTTGTCTTGGAGTTCGCGCGCTGCGCTGACACGGCTGACAGGCTTGCCGACCTGGCAGACGGTCGGCGGGAGGCATGGGCCTCGCTCGTGTTTGACGACATGGGCGAGGTCCACCTTTCGGTCGACAAGATCCTGGATCAGGTTATCAAGACCCAGGGGATGCTGAAGCAGCTCCACGGTGAGCTTCGGCAGGCCGGGATCAAAGCAAAAACGGGCGCAGTTCCCCAGGTTCAGGACGAGGGGCCAGAAGACGTGTTGGCTAAGCGGCGGCGTGACAAGGAGCGGCGTGAGCGTCAATCAGGGTGACCTGATCCTCCCTCGTGTCGCGAATTACCCGAAGTACCTGACCAGCGCGGGCGGAGAGGTCGTCGATCTCATGGCGGACCTCGGGCGTCCGCTTGACCCCTGGCAGGCTTGGATCATCGGGCACGGGTTGGGTCAAGTCAAGAGCGAAGAGCCGGAGTCGTTCGGCGAGTTGATGATGGCGGCCGACACCTGCGGCTGTTGGGTCCCGCGCCAGAACGGCAAGGGCGACATTATTATGGCGCTAGAGATCGCGTGGCTATTCCTGTTCAGGGTCACGCTGATCGGTCACTCGGCCCATCTGTACGCGACGGCAGCGGAGGGCTTCGTCAGGATTAAGAACCTGATTGAGGACAACACGGCGATCCTCGGGTCGGCGATCAAGCGTGTGTGGTCTGGCAACGGCAAACAGGGCATCGAGTTGACACCCAAGTACAACCGGGCGCGCCTTCTGTTCGCTGCCCGGGAGGGTGGCCAGGGCCTGGGGTTCTCGTATCCAAAGCTGATCTTCGATGAGGCCCAGGCGCTCGATGCCGACCTAATGCAGACGCTGGTTCCGACTCAGAGCGCGATGTGGGACCCGCAGGCCTGGTTCTTTGGCACGCCACCCCGCAAGGACGACGCTTGGATCTACCAAATCAAGGCGATGGGTGAGGGCGCGGCACCCAAGACTGCCTGGTTCGACTATGGCATCGAGTACATTGATCCGAACACGGCTGAGTTCCGCGAGGTAGTCGGCCAGCCGGACACCAACAGGGCGACCAACCCGAGCATGGGAGTCCGCCGACCGAACCGTACGGGCGTGCGTACGGCCTCGATTGATGCCGAGATCCGTAAACTCGGCATGACGGTGCGGTTTGCCCAGGAGCGAAACGGCATGTGGTTACCGCCCGCCCGCAAGACCGGCGACAATGCGATTGACCCGCAGGTCTGGTCCCGGCTTGCTGTCCCTCCGGCCCTACCTGGCGACCTCGCCATAGCGTGGCACATCAATGCCAAGCGAACTCACGGCACGGTCATGTGGGCAGGCTTCGTCGACGGGAAGTGGCGGATCGGCATCGCCGACCACAAGCCGGGGGTCGATTGGATCATTCCCAGGCTGGCTGATCTCAAAATAAAGTACAACCCGATCGCGTTTGCGGTGGACGCCAGGGGCGAGGCGCAGATCGAGGAGCTTAAGGCGATTGGCATCCGGCTGCCGGAGAAGGACGACAAGGGTAAAGAACGCCCGAGGCGGGGCGATTTGATCATTCCGGGGATCGACGGAATGGCGCAGGCATTCGCGATTCTCGTGGACGCGGCCACGGCAGCGAACCCACGCGTGTTCCATCACAACGAGCCTCCGCTCAACGCGGCGATTGCGGTGCCTTCCCGGCCCCTCGGCGGCGGGTCGACGTTCGATCACAAAGCTGGCGTGGAGGTCGGACCCTCCTGCGGTGGCGGCTTGGCGATGTGGGCATACCGCGAGCGGGCTGACAAGATCGTCGACACGTACGACCCGCTTGACTACATTCGGTAGCCGGAGCGGAGATCCTCGCTGGTCGGCTGGTACTCTGTCCCTGGGACGGGAGGTGGACTCATGGAGAAGGCAATCGGGGAACTTGCCGCTGGGGTGGGACACCTCGTCCGGCTGCTGTGGGTGCTCGTGGGCTGGGTGCCGGTGGCGGCGGGGCCTGCCCTCGTTCTCTACGGGACCTGGCTGATATACCACCCGGCCTGCTACATCCTGGCCGGTCTGGCGATTTGCACGCTGACCTTGGCGCAGTCGAATCCGAGAAGGGGGCGCGGTAGGTGAAGATCCCCTTCCTCGGCCGCAAGGGCCAGCCGAAGTCGGAGAAGCGTGAGTACGTCGGCCAGTGGCCTGCTTACCCGCTGTCCTCTCTGAACTGGACGACCGGGCGAACCTACCAGGATGTTGACGCGGTCACGGGCGAGAACAGCCTGCAGTCGATCGCCTTCCGTTCGGCGGTTGACCTGGTGGCGTCGATCGTGTCGGAGATGCACTTCGATGTGTACTCGGGCGACGGGATAAGCCGCCGGAAGCGCAGCACCCCCGGCTACCTAATGGACCCGTCCGGCGACGGGTACGGGGTTGAGGACTGGATTTACATGGGGTGCCAGTCCTGGTTCCTCCGAGGCAACATGTACGGGCGCATCTTGGACCAGGGGCCGACCGGGATGCTGCGTCAAGTAGATTTGTTTCACCCTGACAAAGTCAACGTGCATCTTGGAGATGGCGGACCGATATGGAACGTAAACGGGCGGGATATTCCGCGCGAAGACATGTTCCATCGGCGTGCGTACCCTGTCGCCGGGTCGCTGCTGGGCGCATCGCCGGTCGCCTATCACGCCGACCAAATCGGCCTCTCAATCGCGACTACTAGGTTCGGTAAGAGCTGGTTCCAGGATGGCGGTCACCCCGGGGGCATCCTGTCGAACTCCGAAGCCGACATGTCAGATGACCGGGTCACCCAAAAGGCCAAAGATCGGTTCATGGCTGCTCTCTTTGGCACCCGAGAGCCGATCGTGCTGGGGCGAGGCTGGAAGTACGAGCAGATTCAGGTTGCGCCGGAGGAGTCGCAGTTTCTGGAGACCAGCCAGTACTCGGAGGCGCAGGCAGCCCGGATCATGGGCGCGGGGGTCGCGGAGGTGCTCGGGTATTCGACCGGGTCGACCCTGACGTACGCGAATATCGTTGACCGCGATATTGAGATGCTGAAGTACAGCGTAAACCGCTGGCTGAAGCGAATGGAGCGCATCCTTTCCGCGTTCCTGTCTCGACCCCAGTACGTGGTGTTCGACCGCGATTCGTTCCTCGAAACGAGCGTCATGCAGACGTGGCAGGTCAATAAGGCCAAGCTCGACTCGGGGGCGTACACGATCGACGAGATCCGGGCCAAGAACAACGACGGTCCGGTCCCGTGGGGCAAAGAGCCTATGGCGCTCACCCTCGGGAAACAGAAGGCCGAGAACACCCCCCAGCCCGACCCCCCGGCTGACCCGAACAGCGACCCGAACGCCGGAGGTGCCCAGTGACCCTCCCCACTCTGGTTACCATCAAGGGCACGGTGAAGACGGCGGCTGGTCCGCAGGCTGGCAAGTTCGTTTTCGTTCGGTCTACCCCGCTGTTCCCGGCGGCCAGCGACGATGACAGCTACGCCATTCCCGAACAGGTCGTGGCGGTCGTGGGGACCGACGGGGTCCTGTCGCAGCCGCTGTATTCCGGCAATGACCCTGCGGCGTCTCCGACCGGCTGGACCTGGGAGGTGCGACCACACTTCCCCCACTGGAAGACCCCGTTCACCATTGTTGTTCCGTACGACGCAGTCGATGGTGAGGTCAACTTAAACAAGCTGGCTCCGGTCCCGCCGGACGGAGACGGGCAGCTGTACGCCCTGGCCAACCACACACACTCCGGCGACGGGAGTGGAACCGGTATTGATCCGTCGACGACGGTTGTTTCGGAGCTGGCGTACGGCCAATCGGCATCCGCAGGTAACTCGGCGTTCTATTCGCGGGGCAACCACACCCACGGAACCCCGCCTGCGCCGAGTGCCAGCACGATCACCGACTCGACCGCCATCGGCCGTGTGATCCTCACGGCAGCGAACGCGGCGGCAGTGCGAACCGCGCTGAGTCTCGGTGGGGCGGCTCTGCTCAACGTCGGCACCACGGCGGGGGACGTGGCGGCCGGTGATGCGGCAGCGACCCTGCTGGCGGCCCATACCGCCGCCGGTGACCCGCACCCGCAGTACCTGACCGCCGCTGAGGGTAACGCGGCCTACGATTCACTCGGTCTGGCTGCATCTCTGCTCGCTGCCCATACCGCCGCCGGTGACCCGCACCCGCAGTACTTGACGGCGACGGAGGGCAACGTGGCTTACGACGCGTCGGGGGCGGCAACCGCTGCACTCGCGTCCGCAACTGCAGCCGACGCGGCCCATGTTGCCGCCTCCGACCCACACGCCCAGTACGGCAAGATCTATGTCTGGAACGGCTCGGCATACGTCGTGAACAACAGCGCTGACGTCTATGTCGGCCCCGGTGACCCGGGGGCGATAGTCGGGATTTGGATCGATTCCGATGCCTAGCCTCAGGGTTAACACCGGCTCGGGTTGGATGGATTCCACCAAGAGCGGTAAGGTGCTGGTCGGGAGTTTTGACTTCACGTTCGCTCCTGCCGGTGGTGCCACGCCAGAGGCGGTTGCCTGGCCCGACCCGCCTAGTCTGCTTGACGCGGAGGACTCCGACACCTACAACATGGGCTTGGAGTTCTCGATTACTGCTGGAAGCGATGGCAGTTGGGTTGGCAACGAATGGAACCCCGCTCCCCTGACCAATGTCGCGCCTGCTGGTGGGTCGTACATTGCCAAGGCGTGGAATAGCGACACGACTGAGCTGGCGTCGAAGATCTTCACGCCTACCCCCGGCGTGAAGAACCAGGTGATGTTCGATACCCCGGTCACGGTCACGCCGGGCGTGTCCTACATCGCCAGCATGTACACCAAACGTTACGTATTCCTCAGCAACATCGTCTGGAATCAGACCTCTCCGTCTGGTAGGATCCATGCCGATAAAGGCCGCCTGACCAGTGACAATTCCGGTGTTGGTACTTTCCCGGGGGGAAGCTATCAGGCCATCTACTTTATCTCGCCGCTAATCGTATTCCCGACCTAGGAGGTAGGATGAGGATTAAAGGCCTCCCGATCGTACGGTCGGGTTCACTCTACCGGGCGACCGACGGTGGAGACGGCGGCTTGGGGACGCTGGTCGTCCGCTTCTCGCCGTTCGATTCCTGGTACGAGATCAACTCATACTGGGAAGGGCGATTCCTGGAGCGCACGGTGCCGGGCGCGTTTAAGAAGACAGCCCAGGAGTCGAAGCGCGCCGACGGCCTGTACTCCACCAAGGTGCTGTTCAATCACGGCATGGACATGCACATCGGTGACAAGGTGCTGTCCGTCCCGAAGCGCTTCGAGGAGACTAACGAGGACGGGTACCACGGACCGATCGTCGAGGGCGATCTGCTGGACACGTCGTACAACCGGGATCTGCTGCCCGGGTTGCAGCGCGATGCCTACGGTTCGAGCTTCATGTTCAATGTCATTCGTGAGGACTGGAACAACGAACCGGGCGTTAGCGACCACAACCCGGAGGGCATCCCCGAGCGGACGATCTCCGAGGTGCGCACGTTCGAGGCCGGACCGGTCACGTGGCCTGCCTCGCCAACCGCGTCGGCTGGCATGCGAGCCCGTGGGGGAACCGATGCGTGGATGGAGCGGCTTGCCGCCCGGTCTTCGTCTCGCTACGAGGATCTGGTACGATCCTACGAAGCGGCACGGACCTACTACCGAACCGCTGAGTTCAAGCCGGGCACCCCGACACCCGAGGTCGAGCCGACCTCGCGCCGTCAGGTCGAAGAGGCTGACGTTATCGCTCGTGAGTTGCGTCTCCGCGAGCACCGACTCAACCTGATGCGAGGGTGAAGATGGACACGGGTAAGACCCTGCTCGGCTACCGCAAGTCCGGTCAGCCGATCTACCTGGCGCGTGGTGGCGCGCCGGACGAGCTGGAGGCGCTGCGCGCCCGTGAGGGCGAGCTGATCGACCTCATGGAGGCGGCCCTCAAGGACGCCAAGGATGAGACCCGCTCGGGCGACCAGCGCAAGGGCGACCTCGGTGCGTACGACAAGTACGAGACCGAGCTGACCGAGAATCGGTCGAAGCAGGCCGAGATCACCAAGGGGATCGACGAGATCCGTGCCCGCGAAGAGCGGGTCCGGGCCGCGCGGTCCCACTACGGCTCGGTCGACGTCAAGCCGGGCAAGAAGTCGGACAACGACTTCTACAACGACATCGACTACCGGTTCATGGGTGGCGAGGGTGACCACGAGCTGTGGGTCGAGCGGGCCGAGCGGCTGCTGGACCAGCCGAAGGTCTCCCGGAGCCTGGAGGCGCGCCGGAACACCAAGACCGGACAGGACATGCCCGACCGCCGGTCGGACGTGCTGGCCAAGCTGCGGACCAAGGACGGCGACACGGACGGCGAGCTGATCGCCGCGTTCCTGGTTGCGACCTCCAACCCGCACTACCGGTCGGCCTTCCAGAAGGCCAGCTCGGGCATCGCGCCGATCTTCTCCCCCGAGGAGGCTCGCGCGGTCCGCGACGTGAACAACATCAAGCGGGCGATGTCGGTCGGCACCCCGGCGTCCGGCGGCTACGCCGTGCCGGTGGTCATTGACCCGACAATCATCATGACGGCGCAGGGCTCGGACAACCCGATCCTTCGTCGTGCCCGGGTCGAGACGATCACGGTCGACAAGTGGAAGGGCCTGTCCTCGGCCGGTGTGACGTGGAAGTTCGGCGCGGAGGCCTCGGCCTCGACCGACAACTCCCCGGCGATCGCGCAGCCCGAGGTCGACACCCACCGTGCCGACGGCTTCATCCCGTTCTCGATCGAGATCGGCATGGACTGGCCCGGTTTCGCCGAGCGCATGTCGGACATGCTGGGTTCCGGTTACGACGAGCTGCTCGCCGACAAGCTGACCAACGGTACCGGTGCGGACACCCCCGTCGGCATCCTCCAGCGTCTCGCGGCGCAGACCAGCCCGGACGTGTCCTACCCAGTGGCGACGGCTGGCACGATCGTGCCGAACGACATCTACAACATGTGGGCGCGGCTTCCGCAGCGGCACCGCCGTCGGGGCGGCCTGGCCTGGATGTCGTCGACGGTGACCCAGAACGCGATCCGTCAGCTCGGCACCCTCGACCCGAACTTCACGGTCGACATGACGGCGGAGGGCATCGGTCAGCTGATCGGCGCACCGTACGACATGAACGACTACTTCGCGGACTTCGCGGCCGGCACGGGCACCCAGAACTGGGCGGTCGTCGGCAACTGGCAGGGCTACCTGGTCGCGCAGCGGGCAGGCATGAACGTCGAGTTTGTTCCGATGCTGTTCGACGTGACCAACAACCGTCCGACCGGCCAGCGCGGTTGGTTCGCCTGGGCGCGGGTCGGTGCGGACGTGGTCGACCCCACCGCCTTCCAGCTGCTGACCAATAAGAGCAGCTGACCCGACGCTGACACCTGCCGCCCCTGATTCCAGGACTCGTCCCCTGGAGTCCGGGGCGGTGGGCTAGGATGGGTATTGCCCTCGGCGCGGTTATTCTAGCTTGGCGGCCAGACACTGCCGCGTCGGGGGTCCCAGGACGAGAGACCCCCTTTGGAGGGCAAGATGATGTATAGTAGGATTTCCGGTGTGGTCGCCTGGTCGGGTGGCTCGACCCTACTGCGGGAGGGTCAGTCGATCGAGAAGGACCACCCGCTCTACAAGGAGCGGCCGGAACTGTTCCGTGAGGGCGAGCAGACCGCCGACTTCTCGACCCGGCAGCAGCCTGGCGCGGTCGAGACCACGGCGAACGCCGGTCCGGGCGGCAGCAACCGGGTTCGGCGTTCGTGACGGGGGCGGCTCCGGTGGACGAGACGGCGGCCACCCCTACCGACGTACCCGGCACCGCCCCCGAGTTCGCGGGAGAAACTCCCGGGGGCGCGGGGCGGGGCACCGTACAGATCGCCTACATGCACAGCAGCCGGGTGTCCCACTCGTGGCATCAGAGCATGCTCAACCTCATCGCCTATGACAAGTCGATCGGCGAGGACGTGGTGGTTTCGGCCCCCTATGCGGTGAGCTGTTCGGGGCCGCTGTCGCTGGTCGAAGGGCGGAACAAGGCGGTCGAGTTCTTTCTGGACCGCACCGAGAATGACTGGCTGTTCTTCGTCGACACCGACATGGGGTTCAAGCCGGAGGCGCTGGAGCAGCTTCTGTTCGCTGCCGATCCGGAGAAACGACCGGTGGTCGGTGGCCTCTGCTTCGCCCTCAAGCACGTGCGTCCCGACGGTAAGGGCGGTTTCCGTGTCCTGCCCGTTCCGACCCTGTTCATGTGGGCGCAGGACCCCAAACGCGGGCATTACGGTTTTGCCAACCGCTTCATCTACCCGCCGGAGACGCTGGTTCAGGTCGCCGGTACTGGCGCGGCTTTCCTGCTGATCCATCGCTCGGTTCTGGAGAGGGTGCGGGCCGAGTACGGCGAGCAGTGGTTCAACCTGATCCAGTACGAGGACGGGACCACGGTCAGCGAAGACCTGTCGTTCTGCTACCGGCTGTTGGAACACCAGATCCCGGTCTTCGTTCACACCGGCGTCAAGATCACCCACCACAAAGAGATGTGGCTCGACGAGCACGACTACCGGATGCCGGACCACGAGCCGATGGCTCGGATGGCCGATGGCGTCCAACAGCCCGGCGGAGGCAGCGATGCTGGCTGAGGGGCCGATCCAGCCGTCGCGGACCTGGGACTCCGAGGCGACCTGGAAGACATTCGAGAACGGCACCTTCCACGGCGTGGTCCGGGGTGTCGAGATCCAGAAATCCGACGACGATCTCGAACGGTACAAGGAGATCATCGAGATCAGCCAGCCGGACCTCGTGATCGAGACCGGGACCCGGCGCGGCGGCTCAGCCCTCTGGTTCGCCGACCAGGGCCTCAAGGTAATCACGATCGACCTGGTCAACGACCCGGGACCGAGCCACCCGAGCATCTGGTATCTTGGGGGGCATAGCTCGGTTGACCTGCCCCGGTCGACCATGGAGACCATTGCTGAGACGTGCAGCGACAAGCGGGTCATGGTGTCGCTTGACTCGGATCACCATGCGGGCCACGTCCTGGCGGAGGTGGCGCTGTGGCGCAGTTTCGTGACTCCCGGATGTTATCTGGTGGTCGAGGACGCCTGCTTTGACATGTGGAAGCCGGAGCGAGCCCGGGTTGGTGGAGCACGCATCCCCGAGCTGGGTGGTCCATTGCAGGCCATCAACGCTGCCGCAACGGAGCGCGTGCTCGACGGCTTCTGGCGGGACAAGGCGGTGGAGACGATGACCTCGATCTCGCATTCACCGTGCGGCTGGTGGAGGCGAGAAGAGTGACCGAACTGGCGATCCTGGTTCCGACCCGGAGTCGACCCCAGAACATCAAGCCGATGCTGGACGCGTTCTGGAAGACAGGTACCTTCGACGCGGCCAACGTCTACTTCATCGTCGACGCTGACGACATGTACATCGACCAGTACGAGCGCATCGTCGGCATGGACGTGGCAGCGAAGCTGCTCCGAATGCCCGCTTGGCAGCCGCTGGTCCCCAAGCTGAACACAAACGCGGTCGATGCGGCTGAACAGCACCGGATCGTGGCCTTCCTTGGTGACGACCATCTTCCTCGGACGCCCCGGTGGGCGCACATGCTGGTAGAGAATCATTCTACCCAACCGGAGCTGATCTGGTACGGGCAAGACGGTTTCCAGAATCGTCGTCTGCCGAGTTGGTGGTCGATGTCAAGCGAGGTCGTCCGGAGGCTCGGAAGGATGGTCCCGGCCCCCGTCCAGCATCTCTACTGCGATAACGCGGTGATGAAGTTGGGGGAGCGGATCGGTCGGCTCGGTTACGACGAGCGGATCCTAGTCGAACACATGCATCCGCTCGCCGGTAAAGGCAAGAACGACGAGCAGTACGTGCGAGTCAACCGGGGTCAGCAGTACGAGCGGGACGGCAACGCGTTCCGTGCCTGGCTAGCGAACGGCATCGAGGCGGATGCTAAGCTACTGCTAGCGTAGGGGAGGTGAGCGGATGGCGATCGGGGACCCGTACACGGGCCGGGCAGACTTCAAATCGGCGCGGGACATCACGTCGACAGAAGAAGACGCCTGGATTGACCGCTGTCTGCTCGCCTCAACCCGGGCGATCGAGAAGCGTTCTGGCTGGCCGACATTCTGGCGCACCGAGTCTGCGGTAACGCGCACGGTCAGTGTGGTTGGCAAGATAGTTCCCGTTCGCCGTTCGGGCTATCAGTACACGAAGCTGCTGCTGCGGGATGGTTTGGTCCGCACCGAGCCCTTCTCCGTTGCCGGTTTTAGCACAGCAGCCATGGACGACGCAGACACCGAGCTTGAATCGGAGCCTTGCACTGCACTCATCCTCCCCTGGGGGGCGACTTTCGGCTCGAACGGTACGGTCGCCATTACCGGGGTGTGGGGATGGCCGGAAGTCCCGGCGGACGTGGCGTGGGCGCACGAGATGCAGGCCGGTCGGTTCTACCGCCGGAAAGGATCGCCGGAGGGTATCGCCGGTTCCGCCGAGTGGGGACTCACCCGGATCCCGGCACTTGACCCAGACGTGCTGTCGATCCTCAAGGGCGGCGGCTACATGAGACCGGGGATCGGCTGATGGACTGGAACCGGGTGGCGACTGCCCTGGAGGACATCGCCGAGACCACCGGGTTGAACGCGCTGGATTACGTGCCGGATGACCTGCCCAACGCGGCGCTGTACGTCGGCGAGATGGACATCGAGCCGAACCAGATGTTTAACAAGCGCAAACCAGACGGGTCGCGAGCGGGCACCGACCAGGCGACCATCACGCTGCGGTTGCTGGTGGCGCGGTCAACTGACAAACATGCAATTCGCAAGATGCGGAAGTATCTGGCCGGTTCGGGCATCGAGTCGCTGGTCCAGGCCATCCAGGAAACCAACGGGCAGGCGGGACTTTACCCCTGGTCTGGAATCAAGGTCGTGGCCATGCGAGGTAACCGCCTGTTCAACGTCGGCGAGGCCAGGTTTTACGGCACCGAGATCGATGTCTTCGTGATTGGAGCAGCCTAATGGCCAACCCGATTGTGCTGCTCGACGCGCGTCTGTTCGTCGCCGGAGCAGACCTGTCCGGCAATGGCAATAAGATCGAGATCAAAGAAACCGCTGAGGTCAAGAAGGTGACCAACTGGCGGTCGGGTGGAGCCGAGGAAAACAAGGCGGGTATCTTCGGTACCGACTGGGCGGCAGAGGGTCAGTGGGAGGCTGGATCGGCCGGAAAGCCGGACGACCTGTTCTGGGCGACCCGGCGGACCCTCGACCCGTGGTCTGCTGCCCCGTTCGGCGA